ACTTATACTTTAACGTCAGGCCAAAAAAACTGTACCCCGATGGGAGCGTTAGTGCGAAAGGTTTCCCCTGTTTGTCGATCTGTCACCTCCACTGACAGATTTATTCCCGGTTGAACTTCCTCGATATACTTCCTCAAAGATCTTGCATCTGAAGCTAACATTTGCGTATCTACAAAATCTCTTATGTACTTAACATCATAATTACCATCTACTGAAACTATATAATATTTTAATTGAGTAGATGATATCTTGGATAAACCGTTGAATATCTTTTTATTTTTTTCAATTTCTTCTTGCAACTTTTTTTGATCAAGTTGCCTTAGCATTCTAAATGTAATCTTATTCTTAGTCGATGGTAGTTCAAAGTTAAGTTCATTAACTCCTAAACTATCAACATACTGCTCATCTAAAAATTTAAGTTCTATTTCTGATAAATCAATAGTTTCTCTCTGCTTTTTTCCTGAAGGTGTGTCAATGCTAACTTCGTACTCACTGCCGTATCCAAAAATACGAGAAGCTACTGTTATAGCATCAATATCCCCAACTAACAAATCATCTAACTTTATACCTTCAGTAACTATTAAAGATTCTAAAAACTTATCAATAACAATTCCTTTTTTAATATATGATTCTGTAGTAAGAATATCTTCCTCTTTAGCAGTCATATATTTTATCTCAATAGTACCTTTATGAAGAGGACTATCTTTTGGGTAAAGTAGTCCTCTTGAAGGTAAGTCTATAATTTCTGTAGGAATTCTATATCCTACAGCTTCTTTCTGAGTTTGTGTTACAATAGAACTTTCTTCCTCTGAAATAACATCTTTTTTTGGATAGCTCGTATCTAAATTCATATTTAAAACTTTTTTTTAATAACTTAATAAATAATATAATTGTTCATTAGGATGGGAAGTATTCTGCCCAATCATAAGAAATTGTTGCTTCAATAGCTACTAAATCATCTGAAGATACATCTAAACTACCCCAATTGATATTCGCAAAAAATGCACCATTCAATTCCCAATAAGCACCTGTGAGACCGTTAATATCTCCTTGAGGTGGAACATAGTATAATGTTATCTTCTTCTTATAAGTTGACATGTACTCATCTACATCCGTTCTTGAATTGTGATGGTCATCATTCAACCAATTATGAGCCACAGCTGCACCACTTTTTCGTGCTGTTAATGACTCATAAGGATCATAGAATGTTACTGAAATATCCTGCCATCTTGATTTTCCCTTTATCTTGAATTCAGAGTTGATGGTATCAACTACTACAGGATTATTCTCAATAGATGGAATATCAGTAGTCTTGATAAGATATGATTGCTCTCCCGCTTCATAATAGGATTGTATGCTCATTATGAAGCGATTCTGCTGCTTCATATCAACAAACTGAAAATTATTACGATATTGTGCTGACATAGTTGTTTTGTTTTATATAAATATAGTATTTATTTTTTTTTTAATTATTTCCCGATCCTTCAGGAGTATCACTTGGGAATACTGCACCTGTAGGTAACACAAAGAAATCAATTATTACAAATTCCGCAGTTCTCGTTGGTTTCAAATAAATAGCACCTCGTAGTTCATTTCTATCAATTACTTCAGCAGTATTGTTAGATTCATCCATCACTACCCTAAAATCATAGAGTCCTTGTTTCTGTCTAATATCTGTGAAATAAGGTGTTACGATATCAACAAATCTTTTTCTCGTTTGAACAGTATTTTGTTCGAATACTAAATATCTTGAAGTAGATGCTACAAATTTCTTAGCTGCAATTAATAAACGTCTAACGTTTATTCTATCTAATGCAGAACGTTTCTTCTGTAGTGTTTTCTGACCCCAAACAACAACTCCATCTCTTGGATAAGTAGCTATTGGGTTTATATTACTTGCATATAAATCATCTCTCATTGAGGTAGATAATTTAGTTTCCACTTGTACTGCAATATCAATTCCACCTCTATTCAAACCCGCAGGAGCAAACCATGGGAAACTAACATAATCATTAAATGATAGTACACCTGCTACTAAACATGATGGTGGAAGCCATACGTTTCTGTTCAAATCAGGATCCGCTACTTGAACCCATGGGTAGTACATAGCTGCATAGTTGGAGTTTCTTGACTCACCTGCTAATTGAGCTTGACCTATCGAATCTCCGTATTTAGTTGGATCTGCTACTAAGAAAACGTCACCTCTCTCTTCGCACATTGCGATAGCGTGAGTTAGGATATCACTATGTTTACCACCTGCTTCTTGTAGAATTCCCGGCATGAACAACATATTTACATCATACTCATCAGCATTAGATAAAATATCCAATGCATCATAATAAGCAGTAGAACCGCTAATACCTGCTGCACCCTGAGATAAGTTAAATCCTTGAGTATTACTTGCTACAATTTTATCATAAAAAGCTCTTGGATGTTGAACATATCCATCGCTACCGAAAGCAAAAGTTCCTGACACAGCAGCAGGTAATGATGCAGATAATGCTCCACTTCTAATACCACCTGCTTCATTCAAATAATTTAAAGTTGTTTTAAGAACTTCTACTCGTATGTATCTTGAACGATTTGGATAAGAACCTGATAATTGTAGGTAAGGTCTTCCTGTACCTGTATCCCTAAGTGTATATACTTGATCTCCTACAATTCTTGGTAAGTACCCTGAATCATTAGGATCTAATGACACATTATTAAATTGCTCAATAACAACTTTTCTACCCGTTCTATCGTCACCTCTTCTTAAAACAAGATTAAATGTACCTCTCTTCAAGTTTACATTATTTACTTCCCAACGGAAATTATATCGAGTTCCTAAAGTTGAAGAAAGTAATCCTAAAGTTTGAGTAGTCGATGGGTCTTCTATACCATTATTAGAAGCTATAGTAGTACCACTATTACCATACAAACCTTCTGACATCAAATGTATCTTAAATGAAGCAGATGCCTCATTAAAAAATGATGCAGTTAAATCGGTTTTAGTTTTACCTCTATTTCTAAATGATTTATAAGAACCTGAACTTACAACATTACTTTTAGCTATAGTTGCATTACTGTTTATAATTCTCACAACGGTTAAATTATCTCCGTATCTTAGATATTCTTGAGCAGTATAGTTTGTTAAGAACTTATATTCTTGAGCATAAGCTCCTGAACCACTGATAAAGCTATTACCAAAAGCTCTAAGGTATTCTGAATAATTTGATATTGTAGTAGGTCTAAATGCAGGGCCGTATAATGTAGGGCCAATCACTGCTGCTCCGATTGATTGTATTTCTTGAGGAAGGAAACTTAGGTCTTTCTCTCTCGTGAATACACCCGGACTTACAAATCTTTCGTTAGCCATTTCTTTTTTATTGAATTTAATAATTATTTTCTATCTATAAATAGTATATAAATTTTCCAAAATTATCTCTATTCTTGTTCATTTGGAAATCTATCAACAGCATTTATATCAAATGAAGATTGCTCAGTTCTGAACACAACTCTCTTAGTAGTGTATGCCTTTTGTATCGTTGATTTTCTAAGTTCAAATTCAGATTGAAGTCTTGCATCTACTGTCAATGTAGTTGTTGCTTTAACTAACCTTTCCGCTGTTGTTGGGTTTATAGTATCAAAATTAATATCTCCTACCCTTGTTTTAAATTTAAAGGAATCTCCCCAACTAAAATTACTTGTTGGAATAATATCCTGTACAATTGAATTCATCTGTTCTATATAATAACTAAACAAAATTAATTCATATTCTACTATATAAAATTCAGGTAATACAGATATAAAATATTCATCAGAAAATTTTGAATTAGATAATGTACTATGCTGATCTCTTATGTTTTCAAAATTTCTATCTTTAGGAGTTATAGATATTGTAGCTGATCCGTAGTTCACATCCAACTTCTTGAATCTCTCATCCTCAGCCATAGATATTCTTCGTATAGTACCGTAAGGAGCCAATATCTTTCCTTGTTTATCTCTCATAAATCCTCTTGCCTGAATTTGATTCCAAATCTCAGCAGATGCGTATACTATAGGAACATCTACCATAGTATCATTCTGTTCTACCTGAGCATTGATAGTATTTTTGAGATAATGCATTATAGCATAATCAACATCATATAAGGTGATAGCGGGAGTCCTAAAGGAGTCATTATCTCTCCTTGTCTCATATGCTCTATTAAATGGTGGATCTACTCCTGTTAATGATATGTTAGGATTTTCTGCCATTATATTCTATTTGGTAAATCATAAATACTATTTCTCGGAGTCATTATATTCTCTATTCCTAATCTATCTGCTGTTGTTTTCATTCCCTTTGCTACAACACTTACATTATATCCAAATCTATCTTGTCCATCTTCTACTGTTGCTAATAAAGTATCAGGATTTCTACCCATCCAAAGTTGGTTAGATGATACTAAATTTAATTCATAGTATTCAGCATCCCACTTTATTATATCTCCTTCTTGTATAACTAAGTTTAAATCTTTTAAATCATCTCGCAAAAATGAAAAAGATATCTCTCTTATGAAAGTTGTATAGTCATCTCCATCAAAGTCTTTACCTTCCCTTGTAATCAATGAATTAATTCTCATAGGATTGAAAAATACTTTCTTTGCTGATTCTCCATATATATTCGTTTTTATATACTGCGTAGCTATCTTATATACTATGACTTCAGTATTGATTATAGAGTTAATTAATTCTCTATTCAATCTTCTTATTAAACTTACATCTCTTGAACCTCCGAATAATGGCATATATTAATACTTTATCATCCTATATAAAATCTTAAAGGTACTCTACTCATTTCAACTTGCAATGCTTCTGATTCAGCTGCTTTTCTTTCTAATAGATTCTGTCTTGAGAATTGATCTAATATTTCCTTTAACTCTTCTATTAATGATGATTTTTCTGTTTCAGCTGCACTTAATAATGCATCACCATTTAATGTAATATCAGATTCAGGTATTGGTATCGAACTATACTTACTCCTAACATATCCTAACATTTCCTTTGATAATGCTAATGTATATTTTTTAATCCATTGTCTACCCATAGCATTTATTCTTGAGTATACCATATTATTGTAGGGTACATTTGAATAGTCACTTATTCTTCCTCTCCCCCGCTTTAGTGGATTATTCTCCAAATCATCTAAAGTATATTCAAAATGTAATTTAGTATCTCTCGTTGGTATTGGAAATATGGTTAATCTGTTGTTAACTAATCTAAAACTATAGGCACTCTTTCTAATTAAATCACTAAATTCTATTCCTTGTATCCTAAGTAAATCATGGTTTAGAGGATATAGTACAAAGCCTACAGCGGGTGTCGAATTACCGAATCCAAATCCTTCCAATAATCCTTGACTTCCTAATCCTGTTCCTGCATAAGGATCTTGATATCTTATTAGGGCAGGTACAGGATAATGGTGTATTTTTCTTATTGTAAAGTTATTGTTAGAAAAAGATCCTGATTCTAATATAATGCTATTATCTTTAGTTAAATCATAAGTTTGTTTACTTTGCTTTACTTGTAAACTGCCTGTAAAGTAAGTTACATTACCTCCAACTCCCACAGATGTACCATAGTGTTCTGATAGTTTAAAAATAGAAGCATTATTAGTATCTACATATTCTTGAGATAAACTTTGAGAACCTGTATTTGCTCCTAATAAATATAATAGATTATCTCTACTAACATAGGTGTTTACTTGAGATCCATACTCAGTAACAGCCTCTTCAAAAGCTGCGAAGAAGTTTGACTGCTGTAGTTCAACATCGACTATAGGATAACCTAATCTTCGTGCACACCAATCGGCAATCATATCTGCGTCTTGTTGAAACTGATAGTCATTGTCGTATATTCCGTAGGGTGTATCGCCTTGGAAGAAGGATGCTGAACCCGGCCATATTGGGATGTTAGCCATATTAATTTATTATTTTTACATACATACTATTACTTACTATAAGTATATTATATAAAGTAAAAACCCCATCTTTCAATGGGGTTTTCAAATAATTAAATCTAATCTTACGGTAATAAATTTACTTCTTAAAATAAGATGCTGTTTTTACAGACAGTGTTACTGCTTGGTCTATCAATAAAAACCACTCTTCTAAAATGCTTTCAACAACATCATTTTTTAAATCAAATTCTTCATTAAACAATTTAATCAATTCAGTTCTCTCTGCTGAGTCTACATTTTTCAATTCGTTAAGTGCATCAGGTAATGTACCGTAAATAGAAATTACTTTAAATACTAATACCTGAACAATTCCAAATATTTCAGCAGTATCAATCTTACCGTTACCATTCACATCAATTTGAGTTGAAGATGAAATTAACTGTGCTAAGTGTTTAACTGCGGGTTTTAATTTTTCAATACCTAAAGACATTTTTTTTGATTTTTTAGTTTATTAATATGTTTCTTTATCATCTATAAATATATACACTATATAGTAAATACTTTGTTTTTATATTATTTAATTGTTTATTTATTTATTATTTTTATAGGGTCTTCTTCGCAAAATTTTTAGGTTATCTAATAGTTTCAGAATAGTTGTATATTAGTTCTAAACTATATGTATTTATAGTGTTATAAAAATGGTAGAAACTATCTTTTACTTCTGCTGCTGACATTTTCTTATCTTTATAGGCTTTTACTATTTGAAAGAATTTTTGTTGTTTTTCTGTTTTTGAAGACATTTTGTTTTGTTTATATTGTACATGTGTTTTTTTATGTTGGTTCTTCTCCGCAAAATTTTTATAAGAAGCAATCAACTATTTGAAGTAGTTTATTATATTCTTCGGTGCATGAACGATTTGCGCCAAAATTACCAGCAAATGCAAGTCCTGCATTTTGTGTTCCCGCAGAACCCATACCATATCTTGCTGTTGCTAATGCAACTCCTGCCGACCAAGATGTACCATCGTATTCCTCAGTGCAAGAAAGACATGCACCATTAAAACCTCCAAAAACAAGTCCTTCATTCTGTGTTCCTGCTCCTTCTATAAAATACCTTGCATTTGCTAACGCACCCCCTACTGACCAAGATGTGCCATTGTATTCTTCTGTACAAGTTACAAATATACTTGTCCTTCCTCCTGCTGCAAGTCCTGCATTCTGTGTTCCTGCTCCTGATGGATGGCTTCTTGCTGTTATCATTGCACCCCCTGCTGACCATGATGTGCCATTATATTCTTCTGTACATGATAAACCTCCCATAGCAAGTCCTGCATTCTGTGTACCTGCTCCTGCAATATTATCTCTTGCTACTATCATTGCCCCACCTACTGACCAAGATGTGCCATTGTATTCTTCTGTGCAAATATAATCAAATCTACCGCCAATGGCAAGTCCTGAATTTTGTGTCCCTGCTCCTGCTATTGAATATCTTGCTACTGATAATGCACCACCTGCTGACCAAGATGTTCCATTATATTCTTCTGTGCAACTTAGAGGGCCACTTCCTCCTGCTGCAAATGCTTCATTCTGTGTACCTGCTCCTGCTACAAAGCTTCTTCCCGTTATCAATGCACCACCTGCTGACCAAGAACCAATACCTTCAAATCCATAATAAGACACCATAGGTCTTCTATTCACAGAGTCAAACCACATACACATTCCTGTTTGTGCTATATAAGGTCTATCTGAATACTCTGCTGTATTATATGATGAGTCTAAACTACGGTCAACGATTTCGGTTGGTGCATTGTATTCTTCTGTGCAAGATAGAGTTGCGTTAGATTGACCTCCTGCTGCAAGTCCTGCATTTTGTGACCCTGCTCCTGCTAAATATCTTCTTGCTGTTATTAATCCCCCTCCTGCTGACCAAGATGTTCCATCATATTCTTCGGTACATGTTACATCTGCACTCCCATAACCTCCTGCTGCAAGTCCTGAATTCTGTGTCCCTGCTCCTGCTAAACCAAATCTTGCTGTTATCAAAGCACCTCCTGCTGACCATAATGTGCCATTGTATTCTTCGGTACAAGACACTGCTGCATTTGTTGTACCTCCTGCTATAAGTCCTGCATTCTGTGTACCTGCTCCTGCTGTACGGAGTCTTGCTGTTATCAAAGCACCTCCTGCTGACCATGATGTGCCATTATATTCTTCAGTACATGATATATTTTGACCTCCTGCTACAAGTCCTGCATTTTGTGTCCCTGCTCCTGCTAAACCCCATCTTGCTGTTATTAATGCCCCTCCTGCTGACCAAGAAATACCATTGTATTCTTCAGTAGAACTACATGATACATAACCCCCTGCTACAAGTCCTTCATTTTGTGTACCCATCCCTGCTAAACCAAATCTTGCTGTTATCAAAGCACCTCCTGCTGACCAACTTGTGCCGTTATATTCTTCAGTGCAGGCTAAATCTATATTTGTAGCACCTCCTGCTGCAAGTCCTGCATTTTGTGTGCCTGCTACTCCTATATCTGTTCTTCCTGTTATCAATGCCCCTCCCGCTGACCAAGCACCAATCAATAGTGTGCTGCTCTTGTAGGAAATCATTGGCATATTGTTTGTCTTATCATACCACATACACATTCCTGCATCAACTAAGTTAGGTCTTTCAGAATATTCTGCTGTATTGTAAGATGAGTCTAAACTACGGTCAACAATTTCTGTTGGTGCGTTGTATTCTTCGGTGCAAGATACACTTACACCTGTAGTACCTCCTGCTGCAAGTCCTGCATTTTGTGTACCTGCTCCTGCTGAACCATATCTTGCTGTTATCAATGCACCACCAACTGACCAAGATGTGCCATTATATTCTTCGGTGCAGGCTACTACTGCATTTGTATAGCCTCCTGCTACAAGTCCTTCGTTTTGTGTTCCTGCTCCTGCGGAATTCCTTCTTGTTATTATCATTGCACCACTTGCTGACCAAGACGTACCATTGTACTCTTCGGTGCAGGTTACATTTACATTTACATAACCACCTGCTGCAAGACCTGCATTTTGTGTTCCTGCTCCTGCTAAGTAAACTCTTGCTGTTATCAATGCCCCTCCTGCTGACCAAGATGTGCCATTGTATTCTTCGGTACAAGAAAGATTAGTATTAAATTGACCTCCTGTTACAAGTCCTTCATTTTGTGTTCCTGCTCCTACTAAGTAAAGTCTTGCTGTTATCAATGCCCCACCCGCTGACCAAGATGTGCCATTGTATTCTTCGGTGCAGGATACATGAGCACTTGAAAAACCTCCTGCTACAAGTCCTACATTTTGTGTCCCTGCTCCTGCTAAATAATATCTTGCTGTTGCCAATGCACCACCTGCTGACCAAGATGTACCATTGTATTCTTCAGTACATGCAAGAATTGCATTTACAAAACCTCCTGCTACAAGTCCCGCATTTTGTGTTCCTGCTCCTGCTAAACCGAATCTTGCCGTTATCAATGCCCCTCCCGCTGACCAAGAACCTACTAATGATGTGTTAATGCAATAAGAAACCATTGGCATCTTACTTGTGGTGTCAAACCATAAACACATTTGGTCTGCGTTTATGGGAGATGGTCTTGATTCAGTGGATGCTATATTTGCTCCTTGACTTCCTTGTGTACCTACTGTTCCTTGAAGTCCTGTTGCACCTTGATTGCCTTGAGCTCCGTTAGTACCTGCTGTTCCTTGTACTCCTGTTGGGCCTTGATTGCCTTGGAAACCTTGTGTACCTACTGTTCCTTGTGTTCCTTGAGCTCCTGTTAAAGATAGGTTATTTCTATAGACAACATTACCACTATCGTTTACAAGAAGTATATTTGTTTCTGCTGCTCCTTGTGGCACTGTAGGTAATTTTATACTACCTGTGAATGAACCTGAATATGAACCTATTACTTTTTGAGTTGGGTTACTGACATTTGTAAAAGATATTGACCCATTATTGTCAGAGGATATCTTAGTCTGTCCTAATATAATTGACGCACTTGATGTGACAAATAACGAACCTGATAATTCTATTTGGTCTATTCTCATTACTTACATGTTATTACTTATAAATATGCAGTAACAACTATAAATGTCATATTTATATAAGTATATTATTTCTTTTACTATATCATCTTCGCAAAAATTTTGCAAGGTGTCATAGAATTTCTCTAAATTTGATTTCCATAATGTTGGAACAACTACACTATAAGTCATTGCATATATAATTTACATAGTTTTCATCTTCTCCAAATCTACTTTCTACATTTAATGGATTATATCTATTCTCTTCATAAGCATAATCAATAACTCCCAATTCTTTGAATCTTTCACTTATTGCATCATTGTAGAAATACATAATACTTCTTACCCTCCTCTGAATATCAGCTCTTGATAAGTCATGCGTATTTCTACCATTTGCATTATGATAAATATATTGTAAATATCCTAACTTAGGTATTCTTACAAATTTAGTTTTTAAGAATGTTCTAACAATTAATTCATAATCATCCGCAATAGCTAAATCTCTGTTGTGTCCTCCCACCTCAAAATATACATCTCTCCTCCATGTTCTTATATGATTAGGTACGCCTACTATATGTCTAATCGTTTTTGGATTTATATTGGCAGAATCTACTACATCCCAAGTTTTTCCATAATGATATTCTTTTCTATATTTTCCATATCCAAAACAAAAACCATCAGGATAAGTCATAGAGTTGTCATTTTCATCCAACTCTACACTATCTGTATATATAAATCCTGCGTCAGGATATTTTCTTGATGCTTCAATAATATATCTACTACAATCTCTAACCAAATAATCATCATGATCAAGTTCTGCTAACCACCTACCTCTTGTTAATGTAGCTGCTCTATATTTAGATTCTCCTATAATTCCTTTAGTCTTATCTCTAAA